CCAGCCTTGAGGGGCTTGAAGAGATCGAGGCACTGGACTACATCACAATCACCACTCCAGAAGTCGTCTTTGGCTACAAAGAACAAGAGACTGACGAGGACGGTAATCTATTGTGGGGGCCATACTATTGGGTGCAGCCACCGTCATACACTGTGACGACTGATCACTGGGTAGACACAGGACGGGTGGATGAGAACGGGTTCCCGATCTACGAGAACGAGCCAACGACTGAAACCATCACGCCTCCACCCTACGAGACACGAGATCCGATTACGCAGGACGTTCCACCCAATGCGGCAATGAGAGCGTTGTACGACTCGATTTACGATCAGTCGCCAGTGCCAGACCCCGAAGATCCAACTGCACCACCAACAATACCGTCGCAGTATTTCGCCCTACCAAACGGGTTTGATGCGAGTTACTTGCTATAAACGACACCATAATAGGTTCATCATGCCACTACAAAAACTAGCGTTAAAGCCGGGGGTTAACCGAGAGAATACCCGCTACACCAGCGAAGGTGGCTGGTACGAGTGCGATAAGATACGGTTTAGGCAAGGTACTCCTGAGAAAATAGGGGGCTGGAACCGCATATCTGCAACTACTTTCTTGGGGGTCTGCCGATCTCTATGGAACTGGGCAACTCTCGGGGGGCTAAACCTTATTGGGCTAGGGACACACCTTAAATTCTATATAGAGAATGGGGGTACCTATAACGACATTACACCTCTACGGGCTACGGTTGTCTTAACTAACCCGTTCGTCACTGTGCTGAACTCTCCAATCGTTACGGTGACAGATGCTAGTGGCGGATATAACAATGAGGATTTTGTAACCTTCTCAGGGGCGACTGCTGTAGGGGGATTAACACTCAACGCGGAGTATCAGATTACTCTAGTGACACCTACTACCTATACCATAACAGCTTCTGGTAACGCCTCTTCGAGTGCTACTGGGGGTGGTACTGTTACCGCAGCCTATCAGATCAACGTAGGAGCGGGGTTTGTAGTGCCTTTAGTAGGCTGGGGAGCCTCTTCGTGGGGAACTGGGGCATGGGGTGTTGGTAGTACGTCTGTTGTCCCGATACGGTTATGGTCACAAAGTAACTTCGGGGAAGACCTTCTATTCGGCCCTCGTGGGGGGCCAATATACTTCTGGGATGCAACAGCGGGGGTCTCATCTAGAGCGGTACTGCTATCCTCAACAACTATCCCTGCAAATAGTGTTCCTCTAAATCAAGACATTATACTCGTGTCAGATATAAGCCGATTCGTATTTGCCTTTGGGTGTAACGCCTTTGGTAGTACAGTGGTCAACCCGATGTTAGTCCGGTGGTCTGATCAGGAAGACGCTACCCAGTGGGCACCTTCGGCAACCAACCAAGCGGGGGGTCTCCAGTTATCTAACGGTTCTGAGATCATAGCTGCCCATCAAGCTAGGCAAGAAGTCCTAGTGTGGTCAGATTCTGCCCTGTATGCCCTGCAGTATGTAGGTGCCCCAGTAGTATGGGGAGCGCAGCTTGTTGGGGAGAATATCTCTATAACATCCCCTAATTCTGTGGCCTATGCTAACGGTACAGCCTACTGGATGGGTATAGACAAGTTCTACAAGTACGATGGACGTACTCAACCGCTGGTGTGTAACCTACGTAAGTTTATCTTTAACGACCTTAATACATCGCAGTATGATCAGATATTTGCTGGTACCCTAGAGTCTTACCATGAGATATGGTGGTTCTATTGTTCTGCAGATGTAACAGAAATTGACCGTTATGTAGTGTATAACTACTTAGACGACATATGGTACTACGGCACTATGGGCCGCACTGCATGGATAGACTCTGGGTTACGGGAGTACCCACTAGCAGCTACACACGTTAATAACCTCGTTAACCACGAAGAGGGTGTAGATAATAACGAGCTAGGCGCTTCCACTGCCATCCATGCGTATGCGGAGACTGCAGAATTCGACCTAGACGATGGGCACCAATTCAGTTTTATATGGCGAGTACTTCCTGATATCACGTTTGACGGATCTACTATAGAGAGTCCTATGGCTACTATGACGTTGTTACCTATGCAGAACTCAGGGTCGGGGTATAATAACCCTGCGTCTGTGGGTGGCTCGAATAGTCAGACTATTAGCCGCTCTGCGGTACTACCCATAGAGAAGTTTACAGGGCAGTTAAACACACGAGTGCGTGGTCGCCAGATGGTTATGAAGATAGAGTCCACGGATGCAGGGGTAGCTTGGCAGTTAGGCTCCCCCAGACTAGACATGCGGCCTGACGGGAGAAGATAATGGCAATAGATACTACAGACTATAACGTAGCGTTTAGAGCACCTGCTATACCTTATGCGCCACAGGTGTACGATAAGGAGTCGTTTGAACAGTTTAACAACGTATTGCGATTGTATTTTAACCAGATAGACCAAGCGCTTCGTAGTTCTAGGTCTACAGACCAAGCCGAAGCTGCAGGGTGGTTTATAGGATAATGGCTAACACGTACACAAACGCCAAGTTAGATCTGACTACTACCGCTGTAACGGTGCTCTACACCTGCCCAATACTAACTACAGGTATAGTTAAATCAATGCTGATCTCTGATGACTCAGGGGTAGGTGACAGCTTGGCGGTAACAATCACTAGTGGCACTGAGGTGTTTAACTTGTTCAAAGAAGCCGCCGTTGCCGGTAACGGTACAGAGGAACTACTTTTTGAGCCTCTCGTCGTTCAGGCAGGAGAGATATTGAAGGTAACTGCCACTACCGCTAATCGCCTACATGTTGTAGCCAGCATAATGGAGATTACGTAATGTCTGAAATAGGCTTTAACGATGCGGACGTTATACCCCCCATACAGCCGGGGTTTTCAAGTCCGGCACCCACTACTCCTACACGGTTTCCGGGGGGTAGTGACCTTGTAAACGTCGATCCAGAAATACTGGAAGCATGGTTAGCTGCAAACTTTACCCCTGAAGAAAGGGCTGCGTGGGAAGCAGCTTTCGCTGAACAAATAGCGAATCTTGAAGCTGAAGCAGACGTGACACGGGCCGAGCAACTATTAAGGGCAGAGGCTTTAGAGAGTGGAGCGGATGTTGACGGTGATGGGGTTGTATCCGACGCAGAGTTAGCAGCATACGAAGCAGACGTAGCACGAGGAGGGCCGGTACTATCTAGCGCCGAAGTAGATGCGTTACTAAAAGAAGTAAACTACGACCGACTTTCACAAGATGGTAACGAGCCTTATGAAGGTAAATCGAGACAAGAGATCCTCGACTATATAGACCCTACGCATATAAGTTTAGCGGAGCTTCAAGTAATAGCTGATCGAGAAGGCTACGTTCTTTCTGACGCAGACAAGAACAACTTAAGGGGGCGGATAAGAGAGGGCAATCAGTTTGGTGTTTTCTCAGAGACAAGTGTACTTAATGACATACGCATTGACTTAGATCTCAAAGCAACAACGGCAAATGAGCTTAGGGATATCGCAGCGCAGGAGGGGGTTGATCTTAGTGGCCTTACTGACGACGAAATTGAAGCTCAGTACGAAGGGATGCTCGGGAACGTCACCGAGAAAGCAAACTATGAGGCGCTAGACAAACTTGGTACGAATGTTCAAGACGTGCAAGATGTCTACAAGAAACGTACCGGTATTGACCTGTCTACCGCAGACGCTGGAGAATTACTTAAAGGCGCAGAGGCCGGTATTAACGGTTTAGAAGGGGGTGATATATCTGATAGCGAGTTTGATACGTGGGCAAAAGACACTATCGAGCTAGACCTAGGCGTACAGATAAAGCGCATGGGCACTACAATAAAAGACCGTATATTCGGGAAGAGTGATGGCACCTATACTCCCCCCGGAGCTAGTTCCCCTACCCCTGCAGGGTCATCTAAAACATTAGAAGAAATACTAGAGGACATCCGAAAAAGCGTATCGCCTCCGGCATCAGGAGTGCCACCGATTCCGGGCATATCTATAGTAACATCAGGTGGGCCGGGGGCTTGGAATCAATGGCTTGAGGTACTCCTCCCCGTACCCCTGCCTATAAAAGGAGCACCTCTTAAGATCGGGCTGTGGGAGAACGGTGTGTATACAGGGCCCGGAGACCCTCTAGACCTGATATTTAACGCCGCGAAAGAGACAGTTTCGTCAGTTAAGGAGGGCATCCTAACGGTAGTAGGGGAGCTAAAAGGTGACATACTCTCGGTATATGAGACCGGAACAAGTGTTATCGGCGCAGTTTTGCCCTTATCTGGGTGGTTAGATTGGAACGGACTTAGCGAGGAGGAGCAAAATAAAAGGCCGCTGGTAGAGTTTGATGTAGATGGTAATCAGGTAGATCCCGTAACAAAGAAGCCAATAGACCCCGCAACAGGGCTACCAATTACAGAAGATATTGAGCCAGAACCTGTTGCCCCTTTAGATACGGATAACGATGGGGTACCGGATACCGAGGATTTCTACCCTAATGACCCCAATCAGACTACGTTTAATCCGACTTCAGTAGACGCAAACGGTAACTACATAGACCCACGTGACGGGTCGTTTGTTGATGAGAACGGGTTACCTGTAACTGAACCTGTTACCGTTGACCCTCCTGTTGTAGAGCCTCCTCCTGTTGTAGAGCCTCCTCCTGTTGTAGAGCCTCCTCCTGTTGTAGAGCCTCCTCCTGTTGTAGAGCCTCCTCCTGTTGTAGAGCCTCCTCCTGTTGTAGAG